TTGTATCTCATTCATCTGTGGAAAATCAAGTATGTTGTAGTTACCTAAGAATCCAAGCATATGAATTGAACGACAAAGATTACCGTATCCACCACCGATATCAGTAATATGACCAAGATCTTTTGGTTCAATGCCAAAATGTTCTTTTAGTAGTAAGATATAATATCCACTTTGTATTGATATAAGACTGTGTTTGCCAAACTGAAGACTCGGTTTCCCACAACTTGCATCAGCTATCTTTGAAAGATCTGGAAAATCGCTATTCAGCTTCATATAGAGATTCATACCACCGTGCTCCGGATGTACGGTGCGCTTAATATTAGGCTGCGATAGAAAAGAACTCTTATTATTTCTGAATTCTTCTTGAATGGTAACAAGCCATTCTTGCCAATCTTTATTCGACATTTTTCATCAATTCTTGTACGTTTTCACCATTTTCTGGCAGTTTATCTTTTAAGAAGAAATGTACAAAGTTTGCTTCTTTAATCTTACTATTATCTATTGCAGTATAAAGTGCATTCCATTTCCAATTCAGTCTTTGCACATTCATACCACATGTATTTACCCAGTAATTAAGTAGTGTTTGATCAGTTGACCATTTCCATGGTCCTGCTCCATCTACAAATTGTTTAAATTCTTGTCTACGTATAAACTGTTCTGGTGTTTGATTATTAAGATATTTGGCAAATGATTTATTCATAACCATCATTCCCATATTCATAAATGGAAATCCAGTTTTATCGTTGTATTGACCGTCCCATGCAGGAATCTTAAGAGTTCCATATTGCATACGTGAATAACCTAGTATCTTTTGAACGTACCATGGTTTAATTGGCAATTCACTTTCAACTACGCCACCAAAATCTACATCAGCATCCATTTCTAAAAATATATCAGGTGCACCAGGACGAATCCAAATATCTGCATCAATGATTGCAATTTGATCATAGTCTTTAAAATAAGAAAAGGCGTTTTCCTTCTCAAAGATTGGAAGAAAACCGCCATGTTTCTCGTAAGATTCTTTACTACGCCCTGTCATAAAAACATCAGGTTTAATGCGTAACTTAGGAACAGTTTGTACTATATGATCAATATCATGTGCATCGCAGTATTTTGCAACGGAACCAATACAATGATGATACAGTCTAGATTTTGCACCTACTGCAACCTGATAAATAAGTCGTTTCATAATAACCTCTAATAACGAAGTAGATAGTCCCAGTCACCTTCAACTCTTATGCAGACCCAATCTCGCTTCATAGTTCTAAAATCATACTTAAATTCCTGCTCTGTCTTTGCAACAAAACATTTATTTAAGCCATCAAATATATCTATACTCTCTGCAACAGGATCACCACTTACAACGGTGACCATGACTAGCATCCATTTTGCCATTATTTTCTAGGCGGTGCTGGTTTCTTACCCTTCACAGCATCTGCTCCAAAAAACGCAGCAACTAATACAGATATTGATACAAAATATGTAGGTGCAATATCGCTAATTAGCTGCGCGGCTTTATCTTGTCCAAGTATTGTTGTAATAAGAATAATTGCTGGATAAAGCAACATACCAAATAATGCAAACCAAGTCATTTTTCTCATAGCATCACGTTGTGCATCAGCATCTTCTAGTTCTTTACGTTTAAACTCAAGATGCATCTCAAGTTCTTCGGCGGATATATGTCCATCACCATTGGTGTCAGCATCATCCAAACCCTCGATCGTTTTCTTGTCTGCCATTTTCATACTCCGTAATAATAGCTTCGGCAATTTCATATGCCGTTCGGTATCCATCACGAAGTGAATTAGACTTATGTCCGCTTTCAACAAACCACTTAAGAGTATTTATATCAGAGCCAAAATGTTCAAGTTTAAAGTCAGAAGTAACTTCTTCAAATTGCGTTCTTAGGTTCAAAAGTTCTTGCACGTTCAACTGCTATCTCCAATTTACTTTCCAAAACTTCGACATCATCTTGATCACATTGAAAGACGATGCCAATACCACCAGCTTCTATCCATCTACGGATATTATCTGGACGATCATCAATAAGTATGTTTGGTCTACGAGTAAGTTTATTCCAAGCATACTTATGTTTGTTAGAAGTAAAGATCATGTTCTCAATCAATGGTGGAACATAAAGATTATCTTCTAACCATCTACGCTTCCAATATGCAGAGTTATCTCTATCACCACGAAGAGGCGATGAACAGATACCCCAATCGTCATTAGAGATCTCCTCTACAAAGGATACGATTCGATTCGATTCTTTGAATTTTGGTAATTGATAGAACCAGTTTGTACCAATTAAGGATGCAAATGCTGCTTCTCTATCATAGAGAGATTTCCAATGTTCAACGTCAAAATGACTTTTCACTGCACCAAAGAAATCAGCAATGACACCATCCATATCTAGGTATATTGTCATGCTACTTCTCCCATATCTTTCGCAATAGAATAACAAGCACCTTCTACTTCAAAAAGTAGTGCTGCTAATTTTCTACGCTCATCACTAGTAAGTCGACCGACTTCATCATAGATGTTTTCGGTAGAGTTGTCTCTGCCAATGTTGACAATAACATCTTCTAGAACTTTATAACGATATTCCATAATTTAACTCCTCTTTTATTATATAATTATTATACACTATTTTCACGTGAATGTACACTAAAAAATGCATTTAGGAGAAAAATAATTTGCGTCTATCGTATTCTTTTTTGGTGTCAATGAGGAATTGAATGTGGTTATCACGATGTTCTTTAAAGACAAGAGGTTCATTGTCATCTACATCCATGATAACCACCGTGTTAGTAATAGGTCTATGTGTACGTTCTTCAAACATAACAGCATAACCAGCCATCTGAGCAAAGTAATTAGTAATCCATTCTCTTTTCTTTGGCTTACGTGATGTTTTAAAGTCTATAATAGATGGTACACCATCAAACTCAGCAATACAATCGCATCGCCCAGCAAGGCCAAGGTGATTAGAATAAAGAGGTACCTCAAGACCAAAGATTTTTCCAATCCGCTTGTCCAGAATAGGACGTAGGTTTTCGAGGCTTTGTCTAATATGCGGGAGATAGTCTTCAATGTTTTCATTCTTTAAATATCCTTCTATAATTGAATGAACTAGGGTTCCACGACCAGCAGCTTTTGTGCTGATTCTATTTGCTTCCTCGTCCCCTACACGAGCCCTCCATTTCGCAATACTTTCTTCGCTTAGTATACTTAAAACTGTAGTAATACTAGGATACCGAGTACCATCAGGGCTAGTATATACTCTCCCGTGTTTGCCTGTGTTAGCATCCAAGTCTTGATATCCAAGATCAACTTCTTCATGTATGAACCTCATGTTTTAATTGTATTTCCCTTACCAGAAGCTTTTTTAATTCTATTGAGATTCTCTTTCCAACCATCATCAGTTCTACTATTTGCGTGTGTTACGCCACCAGATGTAGAAAAGTTTGGCACAGTCAATACCTTTATAAGATCTGGACTATTATCAAGCATCTCTTGTAATTCATCATAGGAACAATTTACATCCCATTGATGATTTGTTTTAGTGTCTTTTACCGTGTACAGTGGCATTACGTATCTCTTCCTGAACTTCTCTTACTCGCTTATTCATCCAACTAATAGCGGTATTTATGTGACCAGTATCTTGTGGTTGTAATTTGCTTTCAGCATAAGAAATCTCTTTATATAAAAAATCAAGTTGATCAAGCTTATCCATTAGCATACCTCCTTATGTTCGAACCAATATGGTTTAGAGCGCGATTTGTCCCATGCCATTTTGAATCGATCTTGTTTAGTGTGATAGAATGCACGATAAGATTTAACCGCATCTTCGAACATGCATTCGGGATTTGATGTCATTGCCAATTTGAATGGTGTCATTCCAATTTTAGGAATATTATGAGGCAGTGACCATAGTGGACTTTTTAGTTTACTTGATGCATGTACTTTATTGAAACGATATTCGAATTCGTCGCATAGAGCTTCGAAATGTTTCCAATGCCATAAGTAATTGTCTGCTGATTCCATAGTCCATACTGTACAAGGATGCTTGTAGTGTACAGCTTTGTACAATACTAGATCCATTTCTGGATCCTCGAATAAACGATAATGGCGAACCATACGTTTACCGGATTTTGATGGGGCAATTTGCACCGTGCCGTCGAGCATACGATGGGCAGTGGAAAGCATTTGTGCACTTTCCACTACCATCTTCGGTACATGTTTGTCGCATTGCATTTGTGCAGCAACAACTGGATCTTCATGTAAAATAAAAATATTCATAATGTAATTATAACCTTTGTCAACTCAATTGTACACAATTAAATTTCTTTCTAAGATAAACTTGGTAGAGGCATTCTCCCTGTTTTTAATAGTGTTAATTGTCGTATTCGCCATAATCTTTCTAATACTCGCCGTCTTCGCCTGTCTTTTTGTTTTCTTATTTTCAGCCAATTTTCATTCATAAGATATAATCTTATTCTTTTTTCTTTTACCTCTTGTTTTTTAGTTTGCTGATACAGTTTCTTTTGTTTTAACGGTTTGAGTTGTGGATACATGAGTACCTTAATTGCTAGAGGTTAATCTTTGAGCAAGCCGGGAAACGCCTCCTCTACGATAGGTCGAGTGATATACTTTGGTGGTTCTTTATTAATCATATTAACGAGCACAAGTGCATCTTTAGGATGAACGCCTTCTAGCATTCCAAGAAAAAGTCTTTCTCTCTTATAAGAAGGTAGCTGTTCAGCCTGTGGACTTCCTTTTGCGAAATATCTAAACTTAGTATTTTCTCTGAGAAGATTAGCAGGATGGTTGTACTCTTCTGATGGTTCGTATGGTACTTCACCTTTTGGTAACAACCATTGAACTTTAGAATCAAATGTACCACGCAGTACATCTTTTAAAGCCCATGTTTCATTTTCTTTCAGGACTTTAATTTTGTCTTCTTTTAACCGCTGTTTAGCAGCCAATTCTAAGACCTCAAAAACATATTTTGCCATTTATAAAAATTCCTCCACGGATTCAATCAACATTTTCATATTTTTATTTATAAGATATGGAAACACTTTACCTTTATTATGCCAAGGATCTTGCGAATTGTATTCAGAAACAATTTCTTCTTTTATTGCAGTTGGCGTTTTAGAAAGATCGATAAGAGTTTCATTACGACAATAGTTACGATACCATGAAGCTGCATAAAGCAATTCGCCTTCCGCAAGATCTTCAATGATTGCTTCTTTCTTTTTCTTTGATAGCGGTGTTTGTCTGTCACCATTTACAAAGGTATCGTCATGTGATAATACATTAGGTATACCGTCACCAGCATCGCCAGTAAGAATCTTAAGTTGTAGATTTTGGCGAGGATGTGTTTCTTCTACAAACTTTTTAGTCATAGGAGAAAACTGTTTTACGTTATCATACCTTTGCAATTGCTTAAAGTCGTGATCTGAAGATACGATCATTACTTTTTCATATTGACCGAACTCTT